ATGCAAAAAATAGTTAAAACATCCACAATGACGCAAGAAGAAATAGAAGAGGAAATAAAAAAATCAGCACAAGAAATAGCGAGAGAAGCAGCGAAACACCTCATGAAATGAAAGAAGAAGTTATTTTGTGGATCATCCGCTGGGGAGATCCGTACGCATTAGAGTGCAAGGCAATGACCAGATCGGAAGTCGAAGCGTATGCGCGCGAAAAGCAAAAAAAGCGCGGCGGTACATATGTAATCAATTAAAAAAAGCGCATCACAGCAACTGATGCGCTTAAAAGATGGCGTTCCCGCCTCTTGTTAGGACAAATATATTGTATCAAATAAGAGGCGGGAAGTCAAGCGATACACGCGGGGACTCCCGCTTTTAAACCTCGATAAAGATATTAAAGTTAGGACAGATAAAAGATGGCAACACGGAGAAAAACGTACAAATTACGGGGCGGAGACGTCTACGACGTAGAGGAATATCCAGACGGAAGATATGGAGCAAAAGGAAAGGCACGGCAAAAGAAAAAGAAACCGACGCCGGAACAGATGGCGGCAGTCAACCAAGCCAACCGAGCGAAGATATGCAGACGATTACTGATCGAATATTTTGATGCAGGAGACTACTTTGTAACATACACCTACAAAGTCGAGCAAAGACCGAAAGACATGACAGTGGCACTAAAAGACTTACAAAAAGCACTCCGAAAGCTCCGTCCGAAATATAAAAAGGCAAACACTCCGTTTTACTGGATCAGAAACATAGAGCGGGGCACAAAGGGTGCATGGCACATCCATCTAGTCATTAAAAAAACATCAGGGGCGGCAGAATGGATCGAAGATGCATGGGAACACGGAGCAATCTATATTACGCAGATCAAAAAAAGCCGGTTTTACGATGAGGATTTTACAAAACTGGCAAACTATATGACAAAAAACGAAAAAACAAGAGAAAAACGATCGGACGGAAGCAAAGGAAAACCGCGACTAAAAGAAGCAAGCTACAACCATGCGAAAAATATGCCGTTACCCGAACCGAAATCCCAAAAACTTGTACGCTGGCAAAAAGAAGTAAAACCCAAAAAAGGCTATTACATCGCAAACAGTTACGAGGGGATCAACCCGGCTACGGGGATGAGATACCGCAGATACACACTGATCAGAATCCACAGGAGGATTTAAAATGAAAACAGTAAATATCTACATAGAAACCACCATAAAATCCCCCATTGTAAAAGATGGGAAATACGCATCCGCCCTAGTATTTACTAGGTCAAACGGAGAAGAAGCATACCGGGTCATGAGTGGCGAAGAGTGCGAATCTACTTACAACAGATTGACGCTGATCGCAATCATAAAATCATTACAAAAATTAAAAGAGCAGTGTCATGTTGTAATTCACACTGATAACGCTTATATCAAAAATATTTCAGAACAAGGAGCGCCGGAGAAGTGGCGGCGATCCGAGTGGAAAAAAGCCACAGGCGCGGAAGTCCAAAATAAAGAATTATGGAAAATGTACCTTGAGGAAGCGGAGAAACACGAAACGGAATTTCGCTTTTGCGCCAGCAATGATTATCAGGGATTGCTAAGAGAAGAACTAACATAAGGAGGACACCATGAGAATTACAAAAGAAGCAAGATGCGCGAAAAACGCAAGGGAATACATCGGCAACCGCCCAAGACTCGTTGAAGGAAAGATATATACGTTGATTTTCCGGCAGCAGCCGGAAAGAAGCGAAAAACACACTGCCATCAAGAAACGGATGCGCTTTTTAAAAGCGTTTCCACACCACGCACTTTTTGAAAACCCTTACGGGATCAAAAGGTCGTTTACTTGGTGAGAAGTGGAAAAATTACTGAAAGGAGAGCAGATATGATACAAGATATTGCAATCGAACAGTTAGACATACACCCGCAGAACGTGCGGAAGGTATACACCGACATTGACGAGCTGGCGGAAAGCATAAAAGCTCGTGGCGTAATGCAAAATTTGACTGTAGTACCAAACCCGGACAAAAAAGACCACTATCTTGTAGTGATCGGAAACCGAAGACTGACGGCAGCGAGAAAAGCGGGATTGAAAACAATGCCCTGTTCCGTTGTGGAAATGACGGAAAAAGAGCAAATATCAACGATGTTGTTGGAAAACATGCAGCGCAGCGATCTATCAGTAAGCGAGCAAGCACAAGGATTCCAGCTCATGTTGGATTTGGGAGAAACAGAAACAACAATCGCGGAAAAGACCGGATTTAGCAGAAATACAGTACGACATAGGTTAAATCTTGCAAAACTGGATCAAGAAACACTTACGAGGCGCGAAGAAAATAAGGACTTCCAACTCACATTAACGGACCTTTACGAGCTGGAGAAGGTACAAGACATCAAAAAAAGGAATGAAATCCTTAAGACTGCAGTATCGTCACGCGAAATCGCATGGAAAGCAAAACAGGCCGTGAAAGAAGAAAAAATAAAGAAAAACGCTCAAATAGTGTTTGAAATACTGGAAGAAAAAGGAGTAAAAGCCGCGCCGAAAAGAGCGAAAGAAGAAAGATGGACCGGAAAATGGAAAGAGATAACAAATATTGATCTATCACAGTGGGAGGATCAAACAAAAATCGATCTGCAAGACACAAAAGATCAGCTCTATTATTATCAATACTACGATAGGATCTATGTAGTAAAAAAGTAATACAAAAAGAGCGGGAAAAAACGGAACAGGAAAAGAAAACGGAGAAAATCAAGGAAAACAAAAGAAAAATAACGGAAATCCTGAAAAGGATGAGAAGGGAAAGGAACGATTTTATTAAAGAACTTGTGTCGGGAAAAATCACAATACCGAAAGAAGTTGATGTAAAAGAAACAGGCTGGAAGATCATGATAAACCGGATAACGGACGGCGGAAGCGTAGCACACATGAACGCGGTGTATGGATTTTACGGGATCGAAAACGCGTACGAAGCGAAAGAAGAGGAAAAAGAACGGATCGAAAAAGAATTTGCAGAAATAAGCCAAGAAAAGCAAATGCTGATCCTCTTGACTCGGACGGCAGAGCCGTACGAAGCAACTGACTATTACGGACACTACGAAAAAGGGATGAAATGCCTAAGAGACTTCTATAGATTACTTCAGCAGATGGGGTTCTCATTTCGATCACTGGAAGAACTAAAGATCCTAAACGGGACTCATGAGTTATACACACAGGAGACGGAAGATGAGCATTGACTATTCGGACATGGCTTTCCCGAAGCCGAGAAAGAAGAAAAAACGGAAAATCCACAAAAAAAGCATTTTAAACAGTCAAAAGGGCATTTGCTACTTATGCGCCCGGTTAAACGGCGACTATTCCGTAAAGCAGACGGAAGAGCATCATATCCTGTTCGGGGCAGGACAAAGAGCGATATCTGAAGAAAACGGGTTAAAAGTAGACCTATGCATTGAGCATCATCGAACGGGGCAGCAGGCAGTACACAACAGCCGAAAAACAAGGGAGCTGCTCTGTAAAATCGCACAAACAGAGTTTGAAAAGGTTCACACCCGAAAAGAATGGGAACAGATCGCAAGGAAGAACTACCTCTAGTACCTCCGCCATATGGCGATGATACATATAAAATGTCACGCGCAACCAGTAAATACAGGGTTCCCCGCCGTTTTGTGCGGCGGGAGAAAGGAGAAAAACGTGAGGATCTTAAAAATAAAAACAAAAACAGGCATCAAGACCGTTTATAACGTGATTGATTGGGGTTGGAACGCAGAAACAGGCGATCTTTACTATAGATCGGGAAAAGAATTGCATCACAAACGCTGTATAAGTGTCGAAGAAATTATAGTATAAAAGGATAGAAAAAAGGATCAATCAAAAACCTGCTACAAACAGTAATTACTGTTTTGAAGTGGGATTTTGACATCTCGAAAAAAAGGATGAAAAAGAGGAAAAACAATGGCAAAAAGAAACGATTACATAACAGGACGGGAAGATGGATTATTAATGGCGCTTGAAATCGTCAAAAATGAGGGTGTCGAAGCGTTGGAAAAAGAAATCAAATTCAGGAATGTCACCGGAATCCGTACCGCCTTAGCAAAAAAAGACATTAACAGGGCGACAATCAAGATCAAAGAACAGACAGTAGACACAGTAACAATCCTTTCCGTGGCAACCTTACATGACGAGTTCGGCTTCGGAACACAAAGATGCGACCGATTTATTAAACGATTTAACAAAAAAGCAGAATGCATCATGGATGACATGGCAAGCTGGAACGATTATATAAAAACGATCAAAGAGGAGCTAGGGATTGAGCTGGGGATCAGAGAGAACAAGTAAGGGACGAAGAAGAAATTGCAGAACATGACACATATGAATACAACATCTGGAATATACGGGAATTAGATTAGAGTTTTAATGAGGTAGAAGATGAATAGACAAATACTTTTTAAAGCAAAGAGAAAAGATAATGGTGAATGGGTGGAAGGATATTATGTTTATTGCAGGAAACGCCGCTATATTCTCCCGATCCTAAATAAAGAAATAGGTTTTGATGAAAGAGAAAATGAATGGATTGAAATCGACCCCGGCACCATCTGCCAGTACACAGGACTTACTGACAAGAACGGTAATAAGATTTGGGAGAATGATATCTGCAATAGAAAAGAAAAATATCCTGAAATCGTGACATACAATAAAGGAGATTGGCAGTTAGATTACAGTTATGTATTTGGAAAAGAGATGCACACAGACGCCTGCAATCTTGGTTTTTATGTATGTGAAAGGAACTGTGTTGAAGTAATCGGCAACATTTTCGATAATGCAGATTTGTTGGAGGTAGAACGATGAATGTACTAGAGAAGATTTTGGAAGAAATTGAAAGTAGAGAGTTCACAAATACGACTATTAGACACAGCACGGCCGTAAAAATGAAGGACATTAGAAGCATCTTTCGCAAGTACATGGACAAAGCTACTTACAAAAGATCTGATGATTTGATAGACCGGAAAACACTGAAAGAGGAAGTAGAAAGCTTCAGAATAACAATTACTGGAATGCGAAATGGGAAAACAATAACTGCTTGGGCATTAAGAGAATATAAGAAAAGCATATTGAGAATAATTGATGAGCAGCCTTGTCATGGTGAGGGTATAAATATCCCTACTGATGATGGCTGGATTCCAGTAGAAGAGAGATTGCCGGGAGAAGGGCAAAAAGTTTTGGTTTGGTATGAATATTGCCGATACGGAGAATACAATCGTATGCTTAAAACATATGGTATCGGTTGGCAATTTGATGGACATTGGGGTGGAGATGTGAGCGGAACAAAAGCAAGATGTATTGCTTGGCAACCGCTTCCAGAACCGTACAGACGATTTAAGAAAGAGTTGTCATAAAAAGGAACACATTATGAGCAGATTTATGAAAGTAGAGTAGGAGCTGATACATTGAGCAACACAAACAAACCAAGCGCCGCCGCGTTGATCCGAGCGCAGGGGCAGCAGTTGAGAAAAGAAACCGTACTAGAATACTGGAAGAGAACGAGAGGCAATAATAATGCAGAAATGGGAAGAAATCGAACAGAAAAAAGAATACCTAGAGGGATACATAAATTCAAAGAATGGAGAAGCTCTAATAAAAGATCAGATACAACAACTAAGACTCGACACGATGTTTCCGGCGTTGCAAGGCGATGGGATGCCACGGGGCAGCAGTCAAAAGGATCTATCAGATTACACGGCAAAGATCGAAAGCCTCATGGAGGAGTTAGAAAAAGAATGGGTTGAAAGCGTGATCCGGTACGAACGCATCAGAAAAGCAATAAACAAAATGAATGATGAACAAGAAAAAGAAGCACTTACAAGATACTATTTACTTAGAGAAAACAATAAAGCGATACAACGAAAAATGGGAGTAAGTAAGGCGAAACTATACAGAATATATGATAGTGCACTGGAAAACTTTGAAATTTTATAGAAATTTGTTTACAAACGAATATGGGAAACAAATAGCAC